ATTGACCCTAATACTAAAAATGGAAAAATATTAAAAAATGATTATAAACCAGGTAATGCAAAAGGCATTCAAGTTATATTAGAGCCAGGAGATATGCTTGTTTATAAAGGGTGTATATTAGAACATTGGAGAGAACCTTTTGAAGGTAATGAATGTTGTCAAGTATTTTTACATTATAATAATGCCTTATCTGACTTTGCAGAAGAAAACAAATATGATAAAAGACCTCATCTAGGATTACCTGGATATTTCAAAAATCTTAAATAAAAGTTAGTGACGCTATTCTATACTAACAATGTTTTTTAATGTAAAATACGTTTATGGCTTTACGAAAAATACCATTTAGACCAGGTTTTAATAAACAAATCACAGATACTCAGGCAGAAAATGTATGGGTTGATGGTGACAATGTAAGATTTAGATATGGTATGCCTGAAAAGATTGGTGGTTGGCAGCAGCTAGTTAACAATACTTTGATAGGTGTAGCAAGAGCACAACATGTATTTGCAGATTTAGATGGTCGAAAATATGCAGCACTTGGAACAAATAGATGTTTATACATTTATTATGATGGTGACTTTTACGATGTCACTCCAATTGACCCTGATCGACAGTCCACGGGTGCTGATATAACAACTACAAATGGTTCAACAACTGTAACAATTACAACATCGGGTGCGCATTCAATTGAAGTAGGAGATATTGTAACGTTTGAAAATGCAGGATCTTTTACTGGTGGTCAAACAGATTATACTGCATCTGATTTTGATGATGTATTATATGAAGTTAAATCTACTCCAAGCACTACTACATTTACTATTCAAATGGCAACAGCGGAAACAGGAACAGGGGCCACGAACGACGGAACATTGGATCCATTACCTTACATTCAAATTGGGGACATATTTCAAAACCCTGCTTTTGGTTGGGGTATTGGTAAATGGGGAACTGGGACATGGGGAACTCCTAGAACTGCAACAGATGTATTTCTTGATCCTGGTGTTTGGTCGTTAGATAACTTTGGACAAAATTTAATTGCAACGGTTCACAATGGTAGAACATTTCAATGGCTACCTATTCAAGCTAGTGGTACAGGGGCATTAAATACAAGAGCAACATCGGTTGCTAATAACCCAACTAAATCTGTTATGACTATTGTATCAGATCAAGATAGACATTTATTTCATTTAGGAACTGAAACAACTATTGGAGACACAAGTACCCAAGATAAAATGTTTATACGATTCTCAGATCAAGAAGATATATCCGATTATCAACCAACATCTATCAATACAGCAGGTACTTTTAGAATTGATAATGGTACAAAAATTATTGGAGCAACTAAAGGTAAAGATTATATTATGATTCACACCAACACTGCTGCATATGTTACACAGTTTGTTGGTCCACCATTTACATTCTCAATTAGACAAGTAGGTGCTAACTGTGGATTGATTGGACAGAAAGCATCTGTGTTCGTTGATGGTGCAGTATATTGGATGTCTGATGAAGGCGGTTTCTTTGTGTATGACGGTACTGTTAAAAAACTACCATGTTTAGTTGAGGACTTTGTATTTCAAACAACAGGATCTAATTTAGGTATTAATAGTGATGCAGGAGAACAAGTATATGGCACACATAATAGTTTATTCTCTGAAATATCTTGGTTTTATGTTAAGTCTGGATCCGATGCAGTTGATCGAGTTGTAACTTACAATTATGCTGAAGGCACTTGGGTTACTGGTACACTAGCGAGAACATCTGCAGCAGATGCATCAATATATGATAAACCTTATATGACAGAATTTGATCAAACTGTTGCAGGCACTTACCCAACAGTTAATGGTATATCCGCATCGCAAGGTGCTTCAACATACTATGAACATGAAACAGGAATTAATGAAGTTGATTTCAATGGTAATAAAACGGCTATACAAGCTTACATTGAATCAGGAGATTTTGATTTAGATGTTGAGGGTGATGGTGAGTTCTTTATGAAGATTAGAAGATTTATACCAGATTTTAAAGTATTAACAGGAAATGCTAAAGTCACCTTAGATTTAAGAGACTATCCTAATAACACAGCAACCTCATCACCTTTAGGTCCATTTACAATTACATCATCAACTGATAAAGTGGATACACGTGCACGAGCTAGACTCGCTGCAATTAAAGTTGAAAATGATTCAACCGATGAAAACTGGAGATTGGGGTTATTCAGAGTTGATACGCAACCAGATGGAAGAAGATAATGGATCCAATAACACAAAAAATTTTAGATCAACAAAGAGCTATAACATCAGATCCTAACTTCAGTGGCTATGAACCATCTAATGTAAACGGCATTGCAGCTATTAACACTGCACCTGTTAACGAAAACCTTATGTTTGAAAATAATCTTGTTGGACAAATGCCAAAAATAGATGTTAAACAAATGGCAACAAATGTTGGTAAAAAATTAATTACAGATTTTGCTGTTAGAAAATTAGGACTTGATGGATTAAAAGGCAATATAATGAAATCAGTAATTGGGGGAAATGCAATTGGTTTTTCAAATCCTCTCACAGCAGCTTTTACAGTAGGTTCATTATTACCAGATTCAGTACAAGGAATTGCTGCTGTTTTAAGAAACAAGAGAGCGCAAAAATCTATTGAAAAAGATATCGCTAGAGACATGCAAGGACAAATAACCACGAGTAATCCAAGTATTTCAAACATGCAACCTAGTCCTCAAGACATTTACAGAGGTGGAGGTGGTAGTCCTGGACCAAAGACAACTTCTACAAAATCAACTTCTACAACTCAATCTAGACACACATCTGGAGCCGGTGGATTACACAGTGGTTACTAATCATGGCTAAGATAACTGTACAAATACCAGAACCTAAAGAAAAATATGATGCCATAAATCAACGTCAGTTAAATGCATCTCTAGAAACATTAAAAAATCAATTAAACTTTTCTTTTCAAGAAGATTTAAAACAAGAAGTAGAACGATTTACTTGGTTTAATATGAGGTCTAATTGATGTCTTGTAACAATGTTAACACTGAACCTAATAATGTAATTATTACTCCTGGAGGTCCAGGCACAGATGCTTTTGGAAGACAAAGAGTATCTAATCCATTAACAATATTTGATTCTACAAATGTGATGTCAAAGAACAATCTTTTTGATGAATCATTAACAGGATCAGGAACAGTTACTTATACAGCAAATAAATCTACAGTTAATTTAAATGTAACTACAGCTAGTGGTGATAAAGTAATTAGACAATCAAAAAGAGTAATGTCTTATCAACCAGGTAAGTCATTATTAAACTTAAATACATTTGTAATGAATGCACAAGAATCTGGTTTAGAACAACGTGTTGGAATGTTTGATGCAAACAATGGAGTATTTTTTGAAGACACAGGAACAGTTTATCAAATAGTAAGAAGAACATATGTAACAGGATCTGCAGTTGATAATGATGTAGCACAATCATCTTGGAATGGAGATAAGTTAGATGGAACTGGAGCTAGTGGTTATGATTTAGATCCAACTAAAGCGACTATTATGTTTGCTGATTATGAATGGTTAGGTATGGGAGCTGTAAGAGTTGGTTTTGTAATTGATGGGTCTTTTATTGTTGCTCATACATTTAAAAATGCAAATAGTTTATCAACTGTTTATATGCAAACAGCTAATCTTCCAATTCGATATGAAATAGAAACTACAGGGACTATTAGTGGCGCAGCAGTATTACAACAAGTTTGTTCCACAACCATGATTGAAGGTGGCTATGCTCCTGGAGGACTAAGGCAATCAATTGGAACTGCGTCTCTTGGAGGTGTTAATTTAACAACAGCTGGAACTTATTATAATTTAGCAACAATAAGAATAAAATCATCCAGACCTTATGCAGTTATTGTTCCTATAGATATTGCAGCATCAGCTATTTCTAATTCTGATTTTCAAATAGAATTAAGATTAAACGCAACGCCTTCTACATCATTTTCTTACACAAGTTATTCTGATAATGTTGAGTATGATTTAACAGGAAGTACAACCATTACAGGAGGAACTGTCATTGGACAAGCGTATTTATCTGGTAAAGGTGCAAACAATTTACAATTTGCACAAGATGGTTTTAATTTTGAATATCAGTTAGGACAGACAATTGCGGGTTCTTCTGATACATTAACACTATGTGCTAAAGGTGGGTCAAATGGTGATGACATCTGTGGTACTTTAAAATGGGTTGATTTAACATAATGGCTAATATTTATAAAAACGCATTCTTTACCGGTACAACTACTGCAGCTGTAACCGTTTATACTGCACCAGTAAACGGAAGAGGTATTGTACAAAACATACAAGTGACTAATGAAGGTGGTAGTAAAGTAGTTAAAGCTAAAATAAATGACAGCTCAGATTCTAACACTTCTAACTTGATTGCTTATGCATCTATTTCAGGACCAACTATTTGTAACATTGCAAAAGGCCCAATTATTCTAGAGGAGAACGACTCATTGACATTGGAGACAAGTGATACTACAAATGTCAAAGCAGTATGTTCAATTTTAGAAATATCTAGAGAAGATCAAAATGGCTAAACAAAAGTTTACTCACTTTGTACCTAGACCGAAACCTAAGAAGCGTCCTAGAGTTCACAAGAAGAGTTTAAACAAAAACGAAAAAAGAAGTTTTAAAAAATACAATAGACAAGGAAGACCACAATGAGTGATGAAATTAAAAAAATACCTGCACAAGCAAAAGAGATTATTAAACATAAAAGAACTGGGAAAATATATGCTGACAAATCCGCTTTTGATGCTGATGTTGTTGATCCTAATACCGATACTACTGCTGACGATTTTAGGCAAGATTTAGAAATAACAGTTGCAAAGCTTTCGATGTTTGGTAAAACCAAAGAATAATGAATCCCAGAGGCGCGACTGAAATCCAAATGGAAATGCTGCAAAAGCATGTCATACAAGAATTATTAGACCAAGTACAAATATGTACTTCAGTTCCAGGTAAAGTACCAATCGATCCTAAGAAATTAAATATTTTATGGCAAAAGAATTCGTACGACCAACCTAATCTAGCTCCATGGTTTGCAGATAAATCTAATCATAGTAAATATGATTGGTATGTATTTAATAGTCATTGGACTTACGAAAAATTTAGATACTTCTTTGATATACCAACAGAACGATCTGTAGTTATTAAGAATGGTATAAGTAATTTTCCTAAAAGAAGAGTATATAAAAAAGGTGAGCCTATCAAAATATTACATCACAATACTCCATGGAGGGGTTTGAATGTAGTATTACGTGCTATGCAAGATGTTAACAACCCGAACATTACATTAGATGTGTATAGCTCCACACAAGTTTATGGTGATGATTTCAAAAAACAAAACGATGATCAATTTAAACCTTTATATGAACAAGCTGAAAAACTTAAAAATGTAAATTACATTGGCTATAAACCAAATGAATATATTCTAGAGCACATGACAGATTATGATTTATACGTGTATCCTAGTGTATTTGAAGAAACATCTTGTGTATCTGCAATGGAAGCATTAGCTGCAGGTGTTCATGTAATTACAAATAATTATGGAGCTTTATATGAAACTTGTTCAGAATGGCCTGTATACGTAAATTATTCTGATAACTATGAAACAATGGCTAGAGATACTGCAGCAGCTATTGAAGTAGCAGCAGGTTATTTGCATGAGTCATTTATCCAAGAACATTTAGATGAACAACAAAAATTTTATAAAAGATTTTACAATTGGAATAAAAAAGGAATGGAATGGGAAAGCTTTTTGAAAGGAGCTTTGAGTGAAAGAAAATAAAACTTCTATAAACGAAGACACTTACCAAACATTAAAAGATATACAAGTTAGGCCAATGCCCAAGGTTATTTCTTACAAAGAAAAGATTGCTCCTATGTGGAAAAAGGATAACGGACAACGAACAACGGTGACTAAAAAAGATAGACCACCTTATTCTATTTTTGTTGCAACTCCTGTACATGATCAATGTTCCATTCATTATGCTCAAGGATTATTAGAATTTCAAAAAGAATGTATGAAAAGAAATGTAGATGTAGCATTTCAAATAATGAAATCATCTTTAGTTACACAAGGTAGAAACTTATGTGTATCTGGTTTTATTGAATCTGGTTTAACACACATGTTGTTTGTAGATTCAGATATATTATTTAATGCAGAGTCTATATTTAAAATGATTGAAAGAGATAAAGATGTTATCTCAATACCATATCCTTTGAAAACTTTAATGTGGGACAAAGCATTTAAGAAAATGGAGAAAGGGGAGATTAAAAAATCTGATGATATAAGAAAATGGTTACATACTTATCCTATGAAGATAGCTAATCCAAACAATGTTAATGTAGATAGAGGGGTAATAGAGGTTACTCATAGTCCAACAGGGTGTATGTTAATTAAGAGGCAAGTGTTTGATAAAATGATCAAAGCTTACCCAGATAAACAGATAGTACAAAAGACTGTTATAAACGGTGAGTATGTAGACAAACCCCACATGTGGAATTTCTTTGACACTATCCATGATCCAGAAACTAAAACATACCTAGGAGAAGATTTTTCTTTTTGTAAATTATGGACAGAAATAGGTGGTAAATGTCATGCCTTTATTGATGATCCTATTGCCCATATTGGAGAGCATCAGTATGAAGGTAGATTTGCCGATGAGTTGATATTACCTAAGTAAAATGGTAATATTTCATATTTAGATCTTAAAGGAGAATTTATATAAATGTTACAATTTTTACCTTATGCATTAGCAGCTTACGGAGGATATCAAGGATATAAAGGAGCAAAAGATTCAGGCGCTTCAGGATTAGGAAGACTACTAGGAGGTGCTTTGGGTGCTTATAGTGGTTACAATTTAGGACAAGTAGGGGGCTTTGCCAAAAGCGCAGGATTTACTCCGTACTCTCAACTAGGACAAAATTTTTCATTCTTAAAAGGTTTACCGGGACAAACGCAAACTCCTTTTTTAGGAGGAGATCCAGGAACTATGAGAGGATTAGTAGGTAACGAAGGTGAAGGAAAAACTGCAAGTAGTTTATTAGACATTTTAAAAAGACAATCTACAAAAGAAGGTGCTAAGCCGGGTGACTTAGAATATAGCCCTGGAAAAGTTTCAGCTGCAATAGCTGCAGCAACTTATTTAAGTGGTGCGTTTGATCCACAACCAACAGATATTTACACACCAGGTTATAACGTGGGTTACTTAGACTTACAAGCAAACAGACCACGTTACACTTATATAGATCCAACAACAGGTGAAGAAAAAGCATACGAAAAAGTATTCGCACCTGAAGAAGCAGGTAGAGGAGATCGTAGAATGGGTCCTTACTCTATGAATGTTCAAAGATTAAATACAGGTGGTATAGCACAAATACAAAAATTTAATGAAGGTGGTGTAAACTATCTTCCATCAAAAGTTTCTCATGACGAAAACGATGCTAACAATTATGTACGAGCATCAGGTTATGTTGAAGACGGATCTGGAAACGGAG